GAAGCGAATGGGGTAGTGCCGGCAGTACCAATGGCACGAGATGCGCCTTGATAGGCTGCAATACCTAAGTCTGCTTCCATTTCGTTGGTCAACGTGCGCATGGCCTGGGCCAATTGATCACCATAGACGGTTTCAAAACCAGCACCATTACCAACATGCTTCATGTCTTCGCCAGTCCATGGGATTTGGACAGAACGAGCATTGTCAATTGTCATGGTCTTGTTATCAACGGTCTGGTCCGTTCCTTCCGGAATGGTCATTGATTCTGTGATGTCGCCAGCAGTTGCTGAACGGGTGTAAGCAGCACGAATAACGCCATTTTTAGCAACTCGTTCTGAGCTGTCTGCGTTGATGGTTGCTGCTGGGATAAAACCGACTAGCTCACGGCCGACAGTATCGGCTGCTTTGTAGATATCGGCTGCTAGGTCTGTTAGGACGTTGGCCATGGGGATAATTCCTCAAAAGTTTAAATTTCGAGGACAGTAGCGCCCTCGTTCTTTGGTTTTAGATTCCACCGGAATCCTTAAAGGGTCAGTAACTCCGCTACTGTTGCGGACATTATAACACAGGGCGACATTGTTAGTCAACCACTTTTCCGCCTTTCTTGGCGAAGTCTGACCGAGAGTATTGGTCCATAGAGTCAAATTCCGCTCTAGTTACTTGGTTGCCGCCACTGCCTCCCCGGTTGTCGTGATTTCCACCTGCTCCCCTTGAAGGGGTGAATAGGTGGGGTGCTGAACCCGTGAGACCTTTTACCCACTGGTCCACGGACATCGGGTCTGAAGACCCAGATCCATAAATTACATCTCCATTGGCATCAAATGGAGTGGCTTGGCCATTTTTCAATTGAAAAACCGTCTTGGCTCTAAGAATGACATCATCCATAGCTGTGGTTGCCACGCCCTGCTTGGTCGCACTATCGCGAACAGAGGCATCTATCATCAGACCCTCAAGTTGGCGTTTGTGGGTTTCGTTTTCACCTTGGACTTTTTCGATTTCACTATTGTGAGCCTCGCGCAATCTCTTTGTGCGCTCTTCTAACAACTCTTCAATTTTGCCCTCATCCAGGAGCTTTTTATCGCTACCATCTGTTTGGGCTTTAATGAAAGCAGCATATTGGTCCACGTCTACGTCTTTATATTTGCCCTGCAAGGTCTCAATGTCCTTAAGCAATTTGACGTTGTTGGAGCGAAAATCGTCCAGTTTTGCTTTGTCTACCATGCCGTCCACATCTAAATGATATGTGCCATCTTTTTCGACATAAGCTGAACGAAGTGCCTCAGGCACACTATCTATTTCTGTCACTGTAGCTTGTAAAGCCATTTTGAACCTCCGGTTCTTTAGTTGTGCCCCACTGGGGCTTTTAAATATCGTCTAACACGAGAGTGGCGTCATATTTGGTTACGCCACCCTGTCTGTCTATTTTGGTTATCATGAGTCTATATCCACGGGGAAGCAATATTTCCGATTCACTTGCAAAAGAGGACATCTCAACTACCGGACCTACTTTAGACCCGGTAGGAATAGTGATGTCATATGAAACGTCGCCAAATCCTATATTGTCTTTCCTGGTAGTTGTAGAGCCATAGGCATCATCAGTTACAATGTCGCCCACTTTGTGGTCCAAGTCTCTTCCTCTAGACCTATACACCTTAAAAGGTTTAATTGTCGGGGGCCTAGAATCTATGAAATCGTCTATGTTTTTAACGTTAGTTTTAATACGTCCTAAATCATCGTCAGGTATGGACTTTCTGTTTTTTCTAAGATATTTGTTGATGGTATTAAATGCTGTTAAAGTGTATGCGCTTATGGAACCGGAAATCTGCCCCGAGACGTCGTCCACTGTGGGGGCTCTTTGGCCCATTACTTTTTTAATCAAATTTTTATATGACTTGACATACCCTCCGTCCGCGCCTGTTCCTTCCAAATTCAAAATCTCGACCTTGGCAGGTTTGGCTGGCTTGGGTATTTCACCATACTTCAATTTAAGCTGAGCTACATTAAGGGGGTTGCCCATTGCGTTGGTCAAATCCTTAAACCCGATTTTCTTGGCTTTCCATAATTCGAATTTGCCCGGGCCCAAAACCTCCTTTTGGAATTCTTCACCCTTTGTCTTTAGCCAATCTTCATAACTGATTTTAGAGCTAACCTGACCGTCCATGCTGGACCGGGTAGACTCCGGTACTTCACTAAATTTGCGCTTGGAGCCCAACTCCTCCCAAGATTTTAGCACTGGGACTTGGGTAGAGCGGCAGTTCCAATGGGCCGTGGGGCCGGGGAATGTCTGCTTGTTAGACCCCACGGGTTCAAACGTGCCAACGGTCCACTTTGAACCGTCTAGCGATTGACAAGTTGAGCTGGTTCTAGAGTCCAGGGTTGATACCCACTCAATATACTTTACAACATCACGGTTGCTTTCATACGTAGACATCCTAGCTTCATTGGCCACTACTTGAATCGAAGTCCTGACTAGAGCTTCCGCTTTATTTCTAGCGGTTTGCATCAGGCCATCTTTAAACCTTAGAGCTTCGGTCCCTCTCACTAAGTTTACGATATTGCTAGTGGTTTCTCCCGATAACATTGACTGCCGTATGATATTCTTAAATCCGCTCTGGAGAGAGGTTGCTTGGCCTGACCACCATTCCCGGCTAGGAGCACCTTGTATGAGGGTATTAGAAGCGATAGACCCCAACATTTGATCTGACATTCCGACACTGAGGACTTGAGCTTTAATGGACCCGTTGATAGCCGCCACCGCTTGGGTTTCAGCGATTCCAGCAACACTGGTCAAATTCGTGGCTTCTTTTGCGTCTATTTTAACGTAGGCCTCTTTGATAGTCTTTTTCGTCTGCGACAACAGGACTTGCATTCGCTTGCGCTGTAGAGGAATTGAGTTGGACTCTAAGCTAGCATTCTTGAGCTTCTTGATAAGGTCCCTTTCGAGAACTTTTAGCTGCTTCAATACACCTGCTTGCAAAGACGCTTCTAAACGGGTCAAATCAACTGAATGTCCCGTTATAGCATCTAATACTTTGTCATTGACAGTCGCCATTATTAGGCCTCGTCTGTTACCATGTCGGGTAGACCTGTTTGCACATCAATGCGGTCTCTTTCTTCCTCGACACTGACGTCAGGGGGCAGAATCTCACCGCGCTTCATGTTATACAACAAAGACTCGTGGCTGATAGCCCCGGATTGCCATAATCCCATTAAAGATACCATCTCCTGAGAGCCAATTACACTGTCTGCGAAATCGGTATTTAATCTAACCTTCATTTCGGGCGTTCCGGACCATTCTGACATGATGGCTAAGGATTTATTCAAACCTTCTTCCACTGTCTTTACAGCTCGCATCAAGACGGACGCCTCGGAATTCTGGCGAAGCTTCACGGTTTCAGTGGCCTCAACGCCATTTTTCTGACCTTCTAAAAGCTGGGCTCCCAAACTTGCCATCATAGACCTTTTCTGTTCCATGGCTGTGTCTAGGGCTGCTAGCCCGTTGCCACTGAATTCCAAGTACCCGGCTCTAGACGAAGCGTCAGGCAACACCCAAGCAGACTCTGCTCCAATAGACAACTCGGATTCCGCATCGACACCTGTAACATAGGGTGTTGGTAGGGCCGTGAAATGGCGTCCATGCTCAAGGTCTGCAGATGTGCGATAGTGGGAAAGATTCATGTCTGCCAAGTTAAGTAAAGGAGGCGATTTAGGATTCATGTGGAACCCGTCAACGGATAGGGGCACAAAGGGTATCGATTCCAGGCCTCTGCCCCGGTTGCTGGGGATTATTTCATCGTAGATGTTCCACTCGCCTTTTGATTTGCGCCAAATCCTAACTGTATATACGTTTTCCTCTACCAACAACTCCCGATACTGGGTCTCGTATGTCGAATCATACATATCATTGGGGTCAATTTCTCGATACTGCTCCATCAGAACATTTCTGTCATCGAGCCAGTTTGTCATTTGTTCAGTCGGATAGCCCACTAGATAAGGCCTGGACCCGTCATGCTCAACCAACACACCTTGACGGCCAGTCAATAACTGCTCGGTCAACATATAATAAATGAAGTCATTAATGCTCATGCCAGTGGTTGTGATGTCCTTTTCCCATTCTTCCGGGACACCCTCAACAATGGGGTCAATCCGCATCACTGCTCCAGCTAAACCGTGAACGGTTCTTTTAACAGTGTTGTAGAAGCTGGCTCTCTTCATGTATGCTGCGTATGAAGAATCGCTCTGCTTGGAAAGCTTGGGAAGGTATTCGGTTCTTTTATCTTTGATAGCATCTTCGCCATCATACGTGTCCCGGCATCTGGCCCATTGGACTTCTTTATCTTTGTAACGAGGGTGTTTGCTTTCTATGCCCATTTTAAATTCCCACCACTTTGGCTATTTGAGGTTTTCTATTTACCACAGGATATTTCCTATGGATAAAGTACCCACCAGAATCTGGCAAGTGGTCGTGACCGGAGCTTTTGTCCGGGTCTCCGTTATCTGTGTAGGTCTGCTGTTCTAAACATAATGCGTATTCCGGACATCGCTCAACGTTGACTAGGTATTTGCCAGTTACGAACGCACTGTTCATGGAAATCACCCGGTCACGGACAAAAGGGTTGGCTTTGGGCGCGTCTACCTTGAAATTTGCTTGCTTCAATAGAGAGATGTCTGATTCACTGGCGTTGTTTGATTTACGGCTATTGCCACTAGCGTCCGGGTAGATAACGATAGAGGAGCCCGGATATCTCTCTTTGATAGTTCTAATCATAGCCGGGGTGTCTAAGACCTTGGTTATCTCACTTACCGCCAAGGCCTGGCCAACCCGGATGACATGAATTACAGCGGACATATTGCCAACGTTAAAGTCCATTCCAATGTGAACGGGTTCACCAGAGGTCCGGTCCCACTC